CATCAGTCTCTTCGGTTATGTCAAGTAGTCTAAACAGTTCTTTGACTAGAACATCATAGGCTTGTGCTTTACTTGTTAGGCTCATAATCCTTTACCCCATGCTTATCAATATCTTTCAAGATTAGCAACAACATTTTCTTCACGTCTTCAATACTATTTCCATCCACGGTGACAGGATCTTTAGTCCAACCAGGACCATCATCCATTTCATAGTATTCGTGAACTGTATAATAGCCTTCTTCGCCAAGTTGAGGTTCGTCATACTTGTGGTACATTAGTTGGTAATGCCAGAAGCTCATTTGATAATCCAATCCCAGTCTTCTTTGATCCACGCTTGATCTTCAAGCAGTTCAACTTTGTCGCCGTGGAGTTCTTGTAATTTTGCCCAAATATGAGCATTGTTCATACGCAAGCAATAGCTATCCACATAACACTTATAGCAACTACCACTACTTCCATAGAAATACCAATAGTCGCCATCGAAATCATGTCGAGTAATACCACTGTTTAGTCGCCAACTGTCACCAGTTGTGTATCCACCACTCCAGCCAGCTAATACACGATAATGCGGATCTTTTCCATCATCAAGTTTGATAATTACCCAGTTGTCAGGATTATACATCACGATCCCTCATAGCTTATAGTTCTATCAGTCTTTACATAGACTTGTTCCCAAGCACAACCATATGCAGGAACAATACGAACATATTCTGGAAGCATGTTAGAGTCAACATTACCATGACCCCCAGACAAGAAATAGGCTCCAGTCATTTCAGGATTGGCATGTCTGTAACGGTCACGTTCACGCTGATAAACATCGAGTGCTTTACGTAGTTTTTTGTTTTCAGCTTCAAGCATTTCAATAAGTATCTCTTTATTAGGATTATCCATCATTGTTCTCCTTATCTAAGAACAATTTTAACGTATATCCGTCATCTTGTAAACACATTTTTACGTTATTACAAAAATATTTTACATATGACCGACCATTCTCGTCGATCACTTCTACACGATTTACGTCTGGAAAGGGAATAGTATCTTTCATATTCCTAGTAATCTCCAAAAAGCTGTATGAGATGCAACTGGATGATCTTTTATTAGATTGGTAACCACTGATAAAACTTTATCTTTATGAACATAGTACCAATCTGATCGGCGTTGATATAACTTAACATAACCCCAAGGGAGCAGTATATTATCTAATGCTGCCTTGTCTTTTGTCCTATGCCACTCAGCAACAATAGTAGGCTTCCAATCATTGATGGTCTTGATCCCTCCTTTTAGAACGTATGGTTCCCAGCCTTCTACGTCGATCTTAATTAAATCCACATATTTAAATTCATAAGAATCTAAGGTCCGGACATTTACCCTTTGCAAAATAAAATCATCAGTATTTTTTAGATGATGATTGGCTTTAACCTCTTCAGTGGTAAACATGCGAGATGTTCCACACCTCTGTGTCTTTTCCTTAAAAAAGAGTTCGCCCGAATAATCAGAAAGACCTACATTATGTGTTATAACATTATCAATGGAAGCTTGTTCTATATTACGGTTTAAGCATTCGAAGAAATCTATACAAGGTTCAAATGAGTGCACTTTATTAAAATATTTCGTTAGTCCTAAAGCAGATTGGCCGATGTTTGCTCCGATATCTAGACAAACTCTACGACGCTTTTCGTCTGGAACAAAATACTTCGTAGTAAACTCGGACATATGGTTTTGCCATTCATCTGGCCCCCAATGAGCAATACCATTATCGAATTCAGTATCAGTTACCCACCAGCCATTCAGTTGCTTCATTACACATTCCTCCTATACACATATGTCGTCTTTCAGTTCTGCGAGGGTGGCGCGGGCGATTTGCATGTCGGTGTATGCCCCACCATAGGAGATGTTTTCCAACGCCTCCACCGCCGTCGCCAGCTTGGCTTCCGCTGCCTCCGCACGTTTCAACATCAACGCAAATGTGTTGTCCCGTTCTTCAATCACCCACTTCAGCTTGGCTTCCAGTTCTTCGATGCGGTCGGCTGCTTCCAAATAAAGACTACCTTCTGCCTTGTTTTCGTCCTCTAGGTAGACATGCTCCC